AATCGCACGGAAGGCGGTAAACGAATGAGCAAGACGAGCAAGTATGTGGAATGCGCCCACTGCGGAGAGGTTGTCGGCGCATATTACGTGACATGCCCCTACTGCGGGTACAAGCTGGCCATGCGCAGGCCGACAACTGGCATGGACCCGCTGTATGGCATGACCGACGACGAATTCTACCGAGAGCTCGGGAGCATGTGATGGCCGAACAAGGAAGGAAACGAGACTAAAAATGAGCGATTTCACTGGTGCCGGTGGCGCAGCTTACATGTCAAACCGCATGAATTGGGAGACTCCACAGGAATTGTTTGACCAGCTCGACGCGGAGTTTCACTTCACGTTAGACGCGGCTAGCAGCGCAACGAACCACAAGTGCCAGAAATACTATACAGCCGAAGACAGCGCATTTGATCATGAGGTGGGGGGGGAGGACGGTATTCTGCAATCCGCCATACGGCAAGGCAATCGCGGAATGGGTGCGCAAATGCAGCGCAGAAGCCAGCCGCAAAGACACCCTCGTCGTCATGCTCCTGCCCGCCCGCACCGACACGCGCTGGTTCCAACAATTCATTCTCAACCGTGCGGAGGTCAGGTTCCTCAAAGGCCGACTCCGGTTCGAGACGAACGGCATACCGGGCGGCCCGGCGCCATTCCCCAGCATGATCGTCGTAATGCGCACCGGCGAAAGATGAAGGAAGGAGAGAACGCATGGCTAGACGTGGATACGTGCAGCTCGTGAACGGCTTCTACGACAACGACAAGGTGCGGGACCTCGTGCGCATGGGCCGCGCCGACTCTGTGGGCGTGTACTGCATGGCCCTCTCGTTGTGCGGCGACAGGCTCACGGACGGTTTCATCCCGCGCCGCGCCATGCTCTCCAACATCGGTGCCACCCCCGAACAGGTGCGGGCGCTCGTGGACGAGGGGATGCTCGAAGAGGTGGACGAGGGCTGGATAATCCACGACTACACCGTCCACAACCGCACCAAAGAGCAGGTATTGCACGCCAGGAAGAAAAGCGCCGAGCGCGTGGCCAAGCATCGCAACGAATCCGATGTAACGGCGTTACATCGGAACTGTAACGCTGTTACATCGGGACAAACACCAGAACACCAGAACACCAGAACCCAAAAGAAAGAGAAAGAAGAATATTCTTCTTCTTTCTCCAAAGAAAGCGTGAAGGATTTCGGTGATTCGCGGGAGTGCGGCGAAACCGACAAGACACTGGCCGCGGAATATCCGAACCTCGACCTCGAATCCGCATGGAACGCATTCGCCGGCCGCCACCAACACGAAACGCGCACCATCAACGACTGGACACGCCAATGGAAAGGCTGGTGCCAACGCCGCGCCAACATGAGCGGCATCCCACCCTCGAAACGCCACGTGCACACGTGGAAATGCTCTCACGTGCTCGAAGCGCTCGGACGCGACGAAGAAACCGCACAGGTAGACGAAAAGGCCTGCGAATTAGCAGACAAACTCAACAATGAGGAAAACCATGACTACGAACGTAACTGAAAAAGACAAGACCCTGCAAGAAGTCATCGACTGGTGCACCGACCTCGCCAACGAGCTTCGCGACGCACCGGACGGCGACTTCTACACCAACATCAACGCCAACCTCATCAAGGCAGACACACTGACGATGGTCATACGCCATTGCCAGCACATGCTCGACCAATCCGACACCACGAACGTCTACATTCTCGAAAAGGAAAGCGAGGACGCGAAATGAGCAGACGATACAAGGCTTGCCCGATATTTTGGGATGGTTGCCCCAAAGGGCGTTACTTGGCCAATCTGGAGGCGCTCAGAAGGCGGCTGGACGAGGGCTGGAAGGTTACGCGCGTGGACACCCTCCCGCAAGACCTCTCCAATAACACAGGCGAGGTCGCAAACATCTACATCCTCGAGAACAGTGATGACGAACCGGAAACCATGCACAGCTTGGAACAGTTGGAACACGAGCGCCGCAAGGCATGGCGAGAAGGCTACGCGGCCGGATGGAAAGACCAGGAATGCGACTTCCCGCCACACACCACCGAAAACCCATACAAGGAGTAGGCAAATGAAGAAAATACTCGAAAACATGATCATCAAATGGCATCAGGCCGGATACACGCTCGACGAAATCGCGCCACTCATGCCACAAGTGCCCAAAGCCGCAATCGCGGCCATCATCCACCAGCACGACAAGGAGACCAGACTTTGACCGACTGCCAGCACTGCCACAAGCCCACGAAGCAGGCGTCCGCGAACATGCTCTGCGCAAACTGCCGTGAAGACTACTGGACCATGATTTACCAGCTCGGACACGTCCAACTGCCCACCCTGCGAAGCATCATGCTCCGTCAGGCACACATCGGCACCCCAGCACACACGCCAAACAAAGGCAACGCGCCACTACCAATCGACGTCCACGCGCAGGACCTCATCGAAGAATCGGAAGCATGGCTCGCCGAACAGGCAGGGAAAATCAGAGCGGCATACGCTGGATACGACTGGCGGAAAGCATGGTATGCCATCATCAGCAACAAGCACACCATATTGACGATGAGCACCGCAGCAGACGACTACGCAGCCCTGGAACACATCACCAGACGCAACGAACAGGCGCTCACGCCGGAAGACGAACTCATAATCCTCGGCACCTGCCCAAACTGCCACAGCATGCTCACCGGCACACCGGACGCCGAATCGGTCACATGCCAAGACTGCCACAGTGAATGGGCCGCGCCAGCAATCAAAGCAGCACGAGACCAACGACTATGGCAAGTGCAAATCACCGGCACACCCAGCGACGCGGCCAAGGAGCTGAAACGATACGGCCTGACCATATCACGCAACCTCATCAGCCAATGGCTCAAACGCGGCAAACTCCACGCCACGCCGACAGAACACAAGCGGCAGTACACGTTCAACCTCGGCGAGTTGGCCGCACTACTTGACTGTCACCGTTGAAATGCTATACTGTCGTATGTTCGTAGAATGGTTCAGCCAGAAAATGGTTGGACCATTATTCATATCCAGCTTCGATAGCCAACGGTAAGAGCGGGCGGAAAGCACAAATACCAACGGTCCGACTCCGGCACGAAGCACCACAAGGCGGTGACCACATGCCAAGAACCCGCAAGACCACACGCCAATTCGAAAAAGACAAAGCCACATTCTTCGCGGAGTGCAAGGCACAGCATGCAGTCTGCTGGTTGTGTGGCATGCCGATAGACTATGCGGCCACGAAGAACACCACTGATGATTCATTCAATCTCGATCACCTCTATCCCGTCTCGAAGCACCCCGAACTCCAGTTCGACCCGGCAGGCTTCAAACCAAGCCACACCAGCTGCAACAGACTCAGAAGCAACCAAGACCCACCAACCCCAATCGGCACACTCTCAAGACAATGGATAACAACAGCATGAGCAAGGAGGCAACGATGCCACAGCAGCCAGTCACACTAGAGCTCACCGCCACACTCAACGACAAGACATTCCCCATCGGCTCATTCACCATCAACATCCCAATCAACTTCACCCACAACGAAGTCAACACCTACAAAGCCGGAGACACATACACCACACTCATCAGACCCAAGCCACCAAGCACAGACGAACTCATCACACGATTCACAAACGCAATCAAAGCATTCAAAACAACATTCGAAACCAACCCCGACGAGGTAGGGGCGGTGAAATCCTGAAAACAGAGCAACCACGCAACACTGCTCGCGTGGTTGCTCTTCCTCTCCCCGATGATGTTTTTTGTTGATGGGTCGCGCGCGAAGGAGGCTCTATGGCAGTCAAGAAGGGTGTTTCCGAGCGTCGTTTTCCGCATGAGTCCATGGTGGACGCATTGGAGAGGTCTTTGCGTAATGCGAAGTCGTTGCGTGCTGAGAATGCGGCTGTCGTGGCCGCTGCTCGTATCCTTGCCGCTCGGATTGATTCGATCTGCGAGACTGGTTTCATTGACGAGAACGGGAAATTGGACAATGTGTCGGTTCCGACGTTTTTGAAATACTGCCAGTCGCTTGGTTTGACGGTGGATGTTCCGGCTAAGGTTGGTCGGCCTGCGAAGCCGAAGGCCGAGGCGAAGCAGGAGACGCCGAAGAGCGACAAGGTTGTGCAGATGGCGGATTTCATGAAGCGTTTCGGCTAGGAGGTGGTGTCTGATGGCGGCGGAGAATCTCACGGTTTTCGGTGCTATCGACGATGAGAGGCATGGCGTGACCTTACCGCGTATCTTCACGCCGCCGCTCAGGCCGTTGACCAAGGAGACCTCGAGTGGTTTCGCGGTGATCGCGTTCGCGGAGATCATGCTGCACGTGCATTTGTATCCGTGGCAGCAGTGGCTGCTCGTCCATGCTTTGGAGTTGCTTGAGGATGGCTCGTATCGTTTCCGCAAGGTGATTGTGCTTGTCGCCCGCCAGAACGGCAAGACCACGCTCATGGGCGTGCTGGCCGCATGGTGGCTGTTCGTCGATTCCAACAAGCATCCCGACCGGGTTCCGCCCGTCAAATTCCTCGTGGTCGGTGCTGCGCAGACGTTGGACAATGCGAAGGGCCCGTACAATCAGGTCAAGGAGTGGTGCAATCCTCAGCCTTCGACTGACGAGGAAGCGGATCTGGTGATTCCGGATCTCGCCGCGATGACGCAGAAATTCGTGAACACGAACGGCGAGGAAGCGATCATCACCCGCTCGAAGGCCCGCTATATCGTCCGCGCGGACAAGAACATTCGCGCGAAGAGCGCCGCGCGTGTGGTGTTTGATGAGCTTCGTGAGCAGCATACTGATGATGGCTGGAACGCTGTCAGCCAGACCACGAAGGCCGTCTGGTCGAGCCAGTTGTGGGGCATTTCGAACGCGGGCGATTATCGCAGCGTCGCGCTTCGCAAGCAGGTGGACAAGGGCCATAAGCTCGTGGACGCATGGCATAAGTGCGGCGCGGATACCCTCGATGAGGCTAAGCAGCTGTTTTGTGGCGAGCAGGATAGCAGCTTCGGCTATTTTGAGTGGTCGGCTCCTGACAAGTGTCCGGTGGATGATGCCGATGCGATCCGGCAGGCGAACCCGTCGCTCGGCTATGGGCCGATGACCGTCATGAGCGTCCGTTCGGATATTGATGGCATGACCGAGGCCGCGTTCCGCACCGAGGTCCTGTGTCAATGGGTCACGGCTGACATCATTCCTTTCATCAACCCGAAAATGTGGGCCAGCGGCATCGACTCGCGTTCCACGATCCCGGACGGCAATCGTGTCATCCTGTCCGTGGACACGAGCGCGGACCGTAAGACCACGTATGTGGCCGCAGCCGGAATGCGTGCGGACGGTTTGCCTCATGTTGAGCTGATAGCTCGTCGTGACGGGATGTTGTGGGTGCCGCATTATCTCGACTTGCTGCAGGAGCGTTGGCCGCATATCACGGAGATCGCCGTGCAGGGCAAGGGCTGTCCTGCCGTGGACTTCATCGACCCTTTGACCGAAAAAGGGTGGACGGTGCATCTCATTGAGGGCTTCCGTTTGGGCGCGTGCTGCGGCCGTTTCCATGACCGTGTGCGTGAGGGGAAATTGCGGCATCTTCCGCAACCTGCCATCGAACAGCAGGTTTCCGTGGCCGTGTCCCGGCGTCTTGGCGAGGTCGAGGTGTGGGACCGCACCAAGTCCGCATTGCAGATCAGCGGTCTCGTGGCCGAATCGCAGGCGCTGTATGCGTTGGAGACCATGCAGGCCGGAGCCGAGACACCGAAATACGCGCCGAGCGTCGGCGTAAGGGTTAGATTCTGATTTTCCAAGAGAGGAGAATGAATGGGTTTCCTTGACAGGCTCCTCCGCAATAACGCCGCAACCGTGGGCATGAAGATGGCCGAGACCGTCGAGCATCCCATGCCGGCCACGAGCATTCCGCTCGTCAACGGTGATTGCTGGCCGTCCGACATGGATTTCTACGGGTACGCGTCCGGCGCGTACTGCCGTGAGTATGCGGTGCGCGTCGTGATCGACTTCATCATCCGCAATATCGCGTCATTGCCGTTCAAAGTGTATCGGAAGAATGCGGACGGTGATGCTGAGGAAGTCTCCGACGGCGCGCTTGCCGATCTGATGAAGCGTCCTTCTCCTCTTCCAGGAATGACCCGCTACCGGTTCATCAGCATGTTGCTTCGTGACATGCTGCTCGATGACCGGTGGCTTTGCCTGCTTGGTGTGAATGGTGGCCGTTTCACGCTCCGTCGCATACCATCCGACTGCTATCAGCTGGCTGGTAACGCTTTCGGCGAGATTACCGGAGTGAATCTGCTGACGATGGACAGTCAGCAGGCCATGCATTTCGATTTGCCGGATCCGCGCGTGCACTTGGACGTGGGCTTCATCTCCGGCCTCCAATTCGGTGACAGCGTGACCAACGTGCTACGGCCATTATTGGCCGAGGCGAAGGCCATGGCGTCCTACCGGCGCAGTATCGCCAAGAATGGCATGCAAGCCGGTGGCTACGTGTATCGACCGAAGGAGATGCCGT